TTGAGAAGGTTCTCAAGTTCAGTGAACACTCCAGCCAATTCATCGGCCTTCATTTCTGCTTCCAAAGCTGCAAGCTCTAATTCAATCTTGTTGTTCTTATCATGCCGTTCTTCAAGCATGTTGTTGAACTCCTCTGCCATGCGTACGATTTCTTCAGGCATGTCCAAGTCTTCAATGTTTTCAGCATTATCAAACTGCTCTTTGACTTCCATATGCTCTTGGAAACTTTGGTAAGCAGATTGACGGGCACCCTCAGGGTCATCCCTGTACTCACGGTCTTGCACAATGTACTGTCCAAGTCTTGCATACATGGCCGTTTCTTCAACAGACAAACCAGTCTGACGCTGTAGTTCTTCCATGAACTGATCCATTTCTTTCTCGACAATCTTTGGATTCTGATGGTCGTTCAAGTAAGACATCATCATTGACTTAGTGAACTCAGATGTTACATAGAACATCCAAACGTAGTCATGTGTTGTTTCACAGGTCTGCCACTCTTGCGGTGTAGCAGGTGATTTTCCGTGTTCTTTAAACACTCCGTGATATGTAAACATTACTGGCTCCTTGTTGTTGTTGTTTTGGTTAGTTGTCATATTCGTAAAACCATTCCTTATTACATTCGGGGCAAGTTACATCCCCGTGTTCTGAACCACGATTGTAAGTAACTTCTGCTTCAAAGTCGATTTGGCAGTCGTCACAATAAACCATTGTGGTTATGTCTTCGTCGTACCAACCGGGTATGTCACTCTCGTAACAACCGTCGGGCATGTTGTATCCTGACATGTTATCTCTCCTTGTTTGAGAATAACTCAACCTTCATCGGGCCAAGACGTGCTACTAGATTTTCTGCTGCTTGTTCAAGGAACTTAAAAGCTTGTGCAGAAGAGGAAAACTCTTTAGTTCCTACACCCTCTTTTGTGGTGATTTCCACCAACCATTCATCCCTACCTTTTACAGGTGGATGAATCCATGCGCTAACTCCAATAGGTTCGTTCATTCCTCCCCCAATTCTTTGACTGCATTTACCCATGCCGAGACAGACAACTCATTCAACTTATTAGTTGCTGACTCAATGATCTGCTTAAGAACCTCAATTAAGTTTGGTTCATTGTGTTCCATGAAGAACACATTTACCTCATGTTCTCCTGCGCATAGCTTCAATGTCCTAAATGGAGCTCCGCAATCAAGGTAGTCATTAAATTCAATGCTTACCTTTGGGGTATAAAACCCAGTTAAATGTACATTTGTTGATGTGCTCATTGTTTCCTCACTTCACTCGTAGTTGTTTGTATTCGGTTTTTTTGGTTACTTGTTCAACCACATCAGGCTTGATTGTGCCCAACTTAACTGCGGCGTCAATCAATGCTGTGTCAACAGTTGGCTTTGTTATCTTGTTAAACACTGAGGCGCTAACCATATCCTTCAATGCAGTAGCATCGAATGATCTGCGAGCGTTAACTTGTAACTCAATAACACTCTTGTCAATTTCAATTGACTTGAGGCCAGTAGAAAACATGAACTCCTTGAGCTTCGAATCTAGCTCATCAAATTCAGCTTGCAATTCAGCAAGTGCTTTCTTCTTGTCTAACCATTCTTTACCTAAGTTGAATTGGTTAACTTTCATGGATTTACCTTCTTTCGTTTGTAGGAGTCAAGCACTCCGTTTTGGATTGTTTCAAGTAACACTTCAGCTTCCCCATCAATAAGTATTCCTGTTGAGAACGCCTTATCCTCAAGGACACCCCACAATCTTTCATCAATTGTTTGGCGCCCTTCTATATGACACAGCGGAATGGTAACGCATACATCCATTGACTGTGAAATTCTGTGGACTCTATCCTCTGCTTGTTTAAGCGAGGCAGGATTCCACGGTAACTGCGCAATGATTGTTCGGTGGTTCACGTTAATACCATTGCCAGTAAGGGTCAAGCCCGTACCAGCAGATATTATCTGACCTACCATAACTCTTGAAGCGCCACTATTAAAGTCGTTTACTGCTTTGTGTTTAGCAGACTCTGACATACCACCACGGACTTCACAAACTTTATATTTGCTAAGACCAGCAGTTAAGGCATTCATAGTGTCTATGTGTTCGGCAACAATGAACAAACCACCAGGTTCATTATCTAATACTTCAGATGCAAACTTGATGATTGATTCAACCTTAGCTTTACCCACATGCTTACGCAAAAAACCAAGTTGCACCAATGCATATGCTCTTTCGGCCCCAGTTGTATCCTTGTCTAAAGACTCAAGCCATGCAATTAAGTCATTCTCACAGGCTATGTAATCGTCAACAGCGGTACCTGTTCCCTCAAGAACAACGGTGGCTCTTGTTTTTGTAGGCAAATCTAATACCTCATCTCTTTTACGCCTAAACATAAAAGAATCATGCATTTTGTTTTTAAGGTCTAGATCATTAGTGGATATTCTTCCTACTTTCTTCCCATTAATGATTACGCCAGACCAAGGGGCATAGTGTTGCCAAAAATACCCAATACCACCAACTCCTTGCCATGCATTAGGGCCAAGAGTATCTAACTGGGTAACTAACTCCATATTTCTCCCATTGGGCGCAGGTGTTCCTGACATAAGAACACGTATTGCATTAGTGGGCATGTATTGACTAAGGCTTATCAAGGCCTTTGTACGCTTGGAGTTATTCTTAAAGAAATGGGCTTCATCAACTATGAGGGCGTCTATTTCTCCCATAAGTACTAAAACCCATTGCGCTAAAACTGCGTTACCGATTATGTATACATCGGCATCTGGTAGCCCAGACGGGGATTTACCACGCAGCACGGCAACCCTTATGTTTTTATTGAACTTACCAAATTCTGTTACCCAATTTAATATAAGACTTGGGGGAACTATGATAAGTACTTTTTGCTGTAGCTGTTCAACTAATGCCGAAGCAACAGCAATTGCTACCGCTGTTTTTCCCAGCCCCATATCTAACGCTAGATAAGATTGTTGTTTATCAACAGCCCATTCAAACGCTTCTACTTGATAATCAAACAGATTGATATCGAGGCTAGGAAGATACAGCGAATTGGACGCCGGCACGTTTGCCGAACTGAGTTGTCCACTCATTCTTCCTCCGGAATATACAATGAATTACCTAAGTCATCCAAGTACATTAGCTTTGTGGCATCAGTGGGATGACCCCACTGACACCCAAAGTCTTCCGAAGCCCAACCAGCAACAACACTGAGAATGTCATCTATGGTTGGGTTAGGAAACTCTCCGTTCATTTGCATTGCAGATAAGACATTTTCAACGTCGTATCTGATTATTTTTACTACCTGAATAACACCAGGTAGTTCTTCCTCTATTTCAACGTCAGAAACATCTGACCATTCCATATAACCTCCTAGGCTAGGAATCCGATAAGAGCTTTCTCAATCTCCTTGGGGAGATCCATTACGTTATCAATACCTATTGCCACGTCACCACCTTTCTTGGATACAAGCTCCTTGGCGTAATGAGCGTTACCAAGACCAACTAGTAACCAGTACTGGCCAGGTTGTACAAATGGCTTGATTGAATTTACTTGTGACCACTCGCCATCGGTGAGTATAACAACAAGGTGGCGCTTTTTACCAGCAACCTGATTTTTAATTTGGCGCAAACCATCAAGCGGATTTGTACCACCACCATCATGTATAAGCACTGGTTGTGCAACCTCATCATGATCCCAGATCATGTACGGCTCTGTGTCAAAGGTAGACACTGTGCATGGAATTTCTAAACTATCACAAGCACTACGTATACCATACGCCGCAACTGATAGTTGATCCATCCAACCTTGCATAGAACCTGAAGTGTCTAACATAACAGACACAGCAAGACTATGGCCATGGGCACCTTCACCTTCGTAGTCAACCCAATAGTCTGAGTCACCAGGCTCGTGCAATTTGTATGACGTGGGGTCAAGCACACCATGTTCCTGACGGAAACGCCAAGCAGGATCAGCTGTCAATGCTAACGGTTCAAGCGCCGATAACATTTGACTAGCTACAGACATTGCATCGGCCATAAGAGCACCGTCCATATTTGATACAGCACCATTATGTGGCATGTCCCGCATCAACTCTGTATTGATTTCAGAGATGAGCTGTTCCGCTTCGTCGTTAGAAACAATACGTTCTATCGCTTCTTTGGTTTTTTCTTTGAGTTTCTCACGAATCTCTTGGTAGTTAATGTTTTGTTTAATTTTACCACCAGTGCCTTTAGTACCACCAGTAGGACTAATTTCTTTTGAATCCTTATCAGATTCATTACCCTTACCAGTTTTACCTTCGTTTGTTGGGTTACCTTCACCCTCACCTTCCCCCTTACCTTCACCTTCACCATCTTCAGGTTTTTGCTTAGGATCTCCGGGCTTTGTCTCCCAACCTTTACCTTCATCACCAAAGGTTGGCTGTTCGTGGACTACGGTTTTACCGGGGTTATTACCCTCATTAGTACCGCCAGGATTAGGTGAACCTTTACCTTGTCGTCCATTTCCATCTTCAGGTTGTGGTTGCTTACCATTATTACCTTTACCCCCGGCCATCCACTGAGTGATAAGGTTGTGCATTTGCCAAGTAGCAACAACAACATCTGTTGGTGTCTTAGCTTGACGATACACATGGATTTGCTCTTCGATTTGATCAACAAGAGTAACATCTAAGTTCTTATCTTCTGCAAACTTATATGCCAATTGTCTAATGTTATCTATGAGCTCTTCATCCAAATGCAACCTAGTGATAACAAACGGCCAAGCATAGCCTGGCTCTTCCTCATCAACGATGTAGTTAAGTACTAAGGAAGTGAAGTAGTTAATCATGGGAGGGTTATTGATAGTCATCTCACTCTCCATACGCCCATCTTCCAATAGGTTCCAACTGGGTTGCAAAACCTCAGCTACACCATAATAATGATTGTGATGTTGTTGCCATTTGGAATCACTGCCCAAAACAATTCTATGGTCGGTGAGAGTAGGAACGGTGTCTGTAATTGATCTCAAGTCACTGCGCATACCCATATAAGCGGGGTAAGTTTCTGCAAAGTTGTCACCCCATTTAGTTTGATACGGGTTAAACGAAATTGGGAGCATTCCGTTATCCATCAATGAACAGTCAAACAGCACTTTCCAAGGCAAAGTGAGCATGATGTGCCCACCTTCGTGGTAAACCACTGCTTTGAGAGCAGATAACAACTCTGCAATCTTTGTTGTATCTGATGGATCAACCATACCCATATCAAACTGGATTGAAATTTTGTTGTAGTCAGTAATGGCACTGACTGTCTTAACTTCATTGCGGTAATACGCAACATCCAACGATAAGGGTGGGTTGATACCCATAGAAGTAAGAACCTTACGTGCTCGTTCAGCTAATACATAAGCAGTAGCTCTGATAGCACGTGAGTCACCCTTACTTTTGTGGCTAAGGAAACCTTTCGCAACTTGATCTTCATTCGAGTAAATCAAGTTTAAGACTTCCTTATTGTATTCCTCCCGAATCTTTAGTGCCTCACGGCGATTCATGGAGCGTGCCTTTGACCGTCGGTCAAGGGCATCCTCGTTCATTTTTTGTTTCTTTACCATGTTCCCTCCTTAAGGGTTGTTATCAGTATGGTTCCTCATCAGAGATGAGAGACGTAAGGTCAACTGCTGGTGCAGTAGCGGCAGGTTCAAACTCATCACGCATCATGACCGCAATACCACGATCTTTGATGATCTCGTTCACCACAATCTTTTCTTGTGATGACACAAACTGGCCCATAAAAGCCCAGAGACTAAAGTCAACTCCAAGGTGAACTAAGTCGCCTTCAAGCAACTGCAGTGCTCTTGTACCAACAGGAGTAGTAATTGAACGCTGAGCACGTGCATTACGCAGTGCCTGACCAAGCAAACGAACTGCTGGTGACTTGATGAGCTTCTTTTCTACTTCCTCATCGTAGTTCCATTCAAGCAACTTGAAGCGATTGGCAAAGGCCTCGTTGGTCTTGGCCATACCTGCATAACCAGGGTTCCAGCTTGCCATTATCCACAGATTCTTGTTGGCTACAACAGTCTCGGGACGATACGCACCGTGATGCGTTTCAATTCCCGTGATCGGATCAGTTTCAACCGTGCCTTTCCAGACAGGCTTACGAATGTTCACGAACTGGTGACGATTGTCAAGCAGTGGGTGAATGGCAGCCGTAACACTACCTGACATAGCGTTAACCTCATCTAAGTAAAGGATGCCACCAAGACGAGCAGCCAAGGCAACGATGCCCTCCATCCACACAAGACGTTCTTGCCCATTGACAATGATCGGACGATACTGTCCGAACAGGTCGTGATCGGTGATTGCGCTTGAACCTGCGAGCAGGAACAACGGCAATGGCTTTTGTAGTCCCAACAGTTTGGCAATACGGAACGCTTGAACTTGGATAAGGTAAGTCTTACCCGACTGGGTATCGCCTACCAAGGCAACGGATACTGGGTACCCGTCGTTTTCGTCTCGACGATTGAAGTATGCTTCCATAACTTCCAAGTCTGTCTTACCGCCTGCAAGCGTACGTGATACGTAGTTAGCAGGATTGATGTTCGGACGGAAGTCGTCCAAAGCAGGATCGTCTAGCGACTCGATTTTCATGTCACTGATAATCACATTGCCAACCTGTGTGGTGGCGCTGGACGAGGCGGCGTTTGCAACGACAGCACGTCCAACCAATTCAATGCCCTTGGGCAGAATCTCAACGGTACCTAACAAGGCATCGTCGAACTTTACTTCGATTTTGCTACCAGGACCACCTGGCACTAATACACTGCGAGTGATTTCACCTTCAGCGTCTTTGAATGGCGGATACTTGCCCACCACTCTCATCCCATTCCTTAATTCTTTGACACTTGCCATGATACTTGTCCTCCTTGGACTATTTGTTGTGGGTTATTTTGTATTCATGAATGACACATTGGCTGTGACTTCACTTGACTTTGTACTACATATAATAGGAGTACTCTTATGCACTCCTAATACGTAGTACTCTGCTTGCTTGAAACCTTTTGCATAACAACTGTCATCTAAACAGTAATCAAAAGGACGTTCTGGATGCATTGCACTCCCGCAATACACACAGGTTTTCATGGGGCATCCCACGATTCTGAAGTGGACCACATACTTTTGCATGTGCCACCTAGATCTTCTATGGAAGTCTTGAGTACTTCTTGTACTAAGATCTCCATGAGATATGGCTCAGCATCATCATCCATCTTGGATCTGATACTAAGAACATCTGATGGGTCAAGTTGATAACGCTCAGGGAAGTATGTTCCCTCATCCAACTCAACACATATGCTTACGCATACCTTATGCTTACGCATTATCTTTCTCCTCGCTGTAGATAGCTAGTTCATCAAGAAGAACAATTAATTCTTCAGTAGTTTGAAACACAACCCAAAATCCTGTAATGTCAGATGACCGGGTAGTCCAATCATCTGCTGGTACAAGTTGGTTTGGCACGTACAAGGCAACACACTTGGTGTTACCATCTTGTCGGATAGATGCCGACATATCTTTTCCTAATGGAACGATTATTGAACCAAAAGATTCCACAAGCATCACTCCTCCTCCCACATAAATGGGAACTCATCTTCGAACTCTTCAAAGTCATCGTCTAATGACCTTTGTCTCATTTCTTTTATGATTGTTTTGATTGGCCAAATAAACAAACCAATCAAGGACAAATACATGCCCCAAGCAATTGCTGTGATCATTACACCCACTCCTCTCCGGATAATATCCGGCGTATGTAACCCAAAGCTAATGATGTGAATTCATCATCAACGTTATTAATCAACAAGTTACGTTGTATCCAATATAAATTGTTGTCATTAGACATGTCCCGCCTGTCAAGCGGTATGTCGTAGTTAGCTAAAAGAAACCTTACGGTTGCTCTCAGCGATATCGGGGTTTTGGGGATCATTGTTTCCTCCACCACCTGATGAGCTTCTTAAAGCCCCAAATTGGGTAGGCAAATAAAACTGCCCACCCTGCGATTGCCCAAAAGTTATGCAATCCCTTTACGGGATGTGCTGCAATTACTTCAAGCACTTCCATTTCTTTTCCTCCATTCCGCCCCACACTTGGGGCAATAGCAGGGGTGGCGGGTTACCACATCCCTGTTGCTTCTGCTGACCTTAGCCAGCATAAGTAACTGATGACCACACCCTAAGAAATGGGTGTAGTGGTGTTGAACTCGTGTCCTACTCATTAGGGTGTTCTTCTTGCCAATTGACAATACAATCATGGTTGCAGAAGCCCCACATGAACTGTATTCTCTCCACAGGGGAGAAGTATTCAAGAGTGTCAACAAAGTTCTTGAGATTATCTATAATCTCATCGGCACGTTCGGGAAAGTTTATCGCTTCCGTACGCAACGTTATTAACATCGTTGCGTCATCATAGGGGATAGCTATTACTTCCTGACCTCTGCACTGTGGGCACTTCAACCCAATACTCAAAGCAATATCTTGCCCAGGGAAGTAATCGGCAGGTGCAACCCATTCACCAATATCTTCCTTTGACTTGAATTTAATTAACTTATTCATAAGTGCTACCCCATCCGTAACACTTGGGGCATTCTGCCCCATCATGGATTCCGTTTCTCATTAAAGAACCAGTTCCATGACACTCAAGGCAATTGGTTTTACCATTGCTTGTGCTAAAGGTGTCGCTGGGTGGAACTGGTGGAGATGTAGTGAAGCCCAATTGCATTAACACCCAGTCGGGAACATCTGTACATTCCCCTTCCTCATCAGCTGGTCCCTGAATAACAACTGGACCAACTAACACGTCACCAGCTGCTACACAGCCGTAGCTGTCAAAGACCTCCCACAGATCAGTGGCAATGAGGTTAAAGTCTAACTTCAACAGTTTGCCTTCTTCATTACACCAGATTGTTACTTCTGGTGAGGCTGGGACTGACTCAATGAGTCCACCAATTTCCTTAGACAGGGGTTCATACCCGTCCAAGTCTTTCTTTGTTATTGTTCCTTGTGTATCTATAACCAATGATATGGTCATTCCACTCCTCCTTTGTTGTTTTAGTGGGCGCACCAGGCAGG